ATGGCCTGCTTGTGGCTGGTCACCTTGTCGCCGCTGGAGCTCTTGAGCGTGCCGGCTTTGTATTCGTGCATTACCTTTTGGACTTTGTCTTGCATGTCATGCTCCTAGAGTTTGTGCTGCGCCGAGCGTGCCGGCCTGGCCAGACAGTGATGTCTCGCCACCCAGCATCTGTGCTTTCTGACCAATGCTTGTTGGTGTTGCTGCGCCCAGCATGGGACGGGCACCAGCGCTGCGTGCCGCCTTCTTGCTGGCTGCCTCTTTGGCTGCTGCGGTGCGTTGCATGCCTTCCATCTCGCCCCTGGCCCTGGCGGCGGCTGCTTGCTGTGCAGCTTGGGTATCAGCAATTTCCTTTTGGATCTTGGCCTGCTCGAGCGCGACGGCCTGGGCCTGTGCTGCTGATTCAGCTCTGATTCGTTCTTGAGCGGCCTCATACTCAGCGGTTTGTTTTGAGATGATCTCTTGCTCTTGCGCGGTCATGGCCTCAATTTCAGCTCTTGCTTTGTTGAATGCCTCGTCTTCAGATCGCAACTGTGCAGCGGTCTCTGCTTTGAATCTTTCCAGCTCTGCCGCATAGGCGGCGTTTAGCTGCTCCAGCGTTAAGTTTGGATCGTTCGGATTTACTGCAGAGGTTGCCATCTTAGGCTCCCATCAAGATAGCTTCGTTGCCATACTGACCACCAGTGATGCCGGTCTCTGGCGTCAGCCGGGCCTCGGAGAGCAGGGCACGGCGGCCAGCGCGGCGGCGAGCGGTCATCTGTGCGGATTCGCGTTGCGCGATCTTGCGGCGCTCGGCATCCAGTGCAGCAGCCTGGTCAGCTGCCTGCTTCTCCATGCTGGCCTTTTGCTCGGCAAACTGAGATTGTTGCTGCGCCAGCGTTGCCTTGGCTGCTTCGGCTGCGGCCATCTGCTGGGTGGTAAGGTTTTGCAGCAGCTGCTTTTGCTGATCAGCCGAGAGGCGGGCCTGCTCAAGCCTTGCGGCGGCGTCTGTCTTTTGCTGCTCAAGCGCGGCGGTGTTGGATGCTCGAGTCTCGGCCATCTGTTGCAGCGTGAGCTCGCGGGCTTTCTGCGCTTCAGAGGCAGCTTGTTCGCGTGCCTTCTGCGCTTCTGCAATAGCGGTAGCCTGCGCGGATGCGGCGGCCTCGCGGGCAGCCTTGGCCTGATCAACACTGGCCCTGGCCACATCAACACCTGCGCCAATCTTGGCACCCTGGATGGCCATGGCAGGGTTGCCGCCAGAAGCAAAGTACCCAATTGCACCGCCGATGATGGTGCCAGCAAAGCTCTTTAGGCTCTTAAAAAAACCAAACTCAGGCAACCCGGTCTCTGGGTTGATGCTGTTGTCTTTGTGGCCAATGGTGTACTGGGTCATCTTGAGATCAGCGGCCTTGAACTTCTTTTCGAGCAGCGCCTTGATCTCAGGATCATTGGCCAGCGGCAGGGGCAGCACGATCTCGCCCTTGGCCACGTGCGCCAGCAGCGTATCTTCACCACGGCCAGCTTCGGCTGCATCTTCTAACGCATCCTGCATTTCCTCTTTTTCTTCCATGTCCATGCTCATAAATCACCCCCGGTGTGTGGTTTCCAATAGATTCTATTGGTCTTTGTACGCTTTGCAAGCGAACCGATACCAGCGCGGTATCAAGCCTCGAAAATGTTGAAGTCGGTCTTGGCCACGGCCATGCCTGGCGCTCTGCCGCCCAGCTGGTGCGTGCGGGTCATGCGGTTGTACTCGCCGCCGCCCAGCATCAGGTAGCCAAAGCTGTCGCCGATGTGTGAGTGCTCGTTTTTATTAGGGGCATCCCTAAATCGCTCCTGGCCAGATCCGACCGATACTCGCTTGAAGTGATAGCCGCCCCCCAGGGATTTGCGGAGGAGCTTGCATTCCCTGTTCACAATGAGACCAGGTTTGCCGTTGATCAACCGCTGCATGGGCGCTGCAGCTGCTTCGCGACGCACCTTGAAGTCGTTGCTCGCGGTGGGCTGGGCACGCAGGCCCAGGGTTCGCAGGAAGTCGAACGAAGTCACCTCATAGATCGCATCCCTGGCCATGCCGGCAGGGTCGCCCCAAAGCAACACCTGGTGGTTGGGATAGTGCTGGTTGAGCAGGGCGAGGAGTTCCAGGCCAAAGCGCTCGAGGCCCATGTCGAATGTGACGATCTCCTTGTGGATCACCCACCGACCGTTTGGCAAGCGCTGGCCAATGGTGGCTGCAGGGGTCAGACCGAAGTCCAGGCCGATCTGGATCGGCACCGACATGTCCACCTCGGTGTCGCCAGACATGGTGCTGTCTTCGTACTCTGGCCAGACAGGCCGGCCCTCTTGCACATAGGTGTACAGGCCACCGGCATAGCACCTGATCCAGTCCAGGTTCTTGCCGAGCAGCATCTGCTGGTAGTAGCCGCCAGGCAGGTTGTTGACGTTCTCTGCAGCTGGGTTGAGCTTCCACCACTTGCCGGCAGAGAACACATGATCGTTGGCCTCGGGGTTGTCTGGCAGATCATCGGAGTTGGCCTCCATGATGCCGCCAGGCTGCTTCCAGAACTTCCAGGCATAGGGGCCGGTCATGCGCTCCTTCTCGGCCATGTTGTGCCACCAGTGGTCATCATCCATGGGGTTGGTGTCCATCCAGATGCCGTGCCAGGTGGCACCCCCATCGCGCTTGGTCGGGTAGCGGCCAACCCGGTGTGTCAGCCCGTCTATCACAGCCTTGGGCAGTTCACGCGCCTCGTTCACCCACGCGCCAGTGAGCTCCAGCGACAGCAATTTGCGAACATCCTTGGGCTGGTCCAGCGCCAGGAAGATGACCTCGCAGTCGATGCCGGCAGCGTCACCACGGGCAGGCAAGCGGATGTGGTGGGTGATGGGCGGTGTCCACAGCATCGGGCCGAAGGTGGACTCGGGGAACAGGTCGAGCCAGGTCTTGATGGTGGTGGTCTTCAGCATGGGGTAGCTGTTTCTGACCACCGCCCAGCGGGTATATCGGATGTTGTCGTGCGGGGAGGGCTTTTGCTGGATCGCCTTCTTGAAGATCTTGGCCGCGCACCCATAGCTCTTGCCAGATCCAACCGGCCCCATGATGCCTTGCACGAAAGCGTTGCTCTGAAAGAAGTCATAGATGACCGGCGACTGCGAGAAGTCAAACCGCAACCCGGCGGCACTGACCTCTTTGCTGCTTTGCTCTTTAGTTCTGGCCATGGTTCACTCCTCTTGATCGGATAGCGTTGGCGACCCCGCTCGGACAGGTGTCACAGCGTGGCTCATAGGCTTCGGCCACATTGGCACACGCCTCACGCTCAAGCGCCACGCACTTGGCGGCGTATTCCTTCATCTGCTTGGCGGTGTACTTGGTCTCCAAGATGTTGCCCTTGGGCGGCAGTCGGGGCAGGCTCATGCGTCCACCTTGAAGTGCTTGCGGATCAGGTCACCAGACTTGTAGGGCTCGGCAGTGTCTGCGATCTCGGCGCACTGATTGGCAACTTCTTGGGCAAACTGAATCAGCATAGAGTTGGTCGCTTTATGTTCTGTGTTCCAGCCAAGCCTTCTCGCAATCTCAATCGCATCGTCTTTCACATGAACCTCCCGCAGCGCTTGCAGTAGTGCTGCATCTTGCCGTCACGGCGCTGACGCATGCCAGGCTGGTGAATTTTCATAAAACACAAGAGTCTTGCTAGTCTCATTGCTCGCTCCTCGGTGGCGGTGCCACCACATTCACATCAATCACCGACGGCTTGTCATCCCCGTCAGGGTTGTCCAGCAGGCCAGATGCCTTGGCCAAGAGCCGCAGCACCCCCACCTTGTCGTACATCTCAATGTCCAGCGTCCTGGTGATCTCGCCGTCCTTGTCCTTGCGCTCGTTGACCTTGATCGACTTGATCGCCTGCAGCGCGTGGTCAGGAATCTTGGAGCTGGGCTTCACAGTCACATTGCCCTGCTCGTCCCACTCCATGATGTCGGTGAGCTTCGTGTTGGCCATGCACAGCAGCGTGTACGCCACCGCCTCACGGTTGGCCACGATGGTGCTCGAGCGCTCCATGCGCCGCTCAATTGAGCGCACGCCACCCCAGTTCTTCAAGCTTGGGATCTGCTCAGATAGTCGTGACTTAGGTCTTGGCATCACCAGCCCTCGTGTTCCATTGGTCAATGGCGTCTTGATACCACTTGCCATCGTCTGGATATTTCCTGCGAGTTTCGCCAGCAGAAGCGCCACAGCCATTGCAATAAGCCACACCCCATCGGTAGGTTTCGCCATCAGCCATCGTGAGACCCTCAGACTTTCCACAGAACGGGCATGGCTTGATCTCAGAACGGGATGTCATCGTCACCCCCCTGCGGCTGATAACCGTTGCCCTTGGCCTTGTTGTGATCGTCCAGCACCATGCCACCACCTTGCGCTTGCACAGGCTTGCCAACCTTCACCGAAAGCCAGGTTTCCCCAGCCTTCGTCTTCTTTGGTGTCACATCCAGCCAATGCACCGACCCGTCAGGCAACATCACCTTGCCCTTGTACGGCGGGTGCCAGTCCTCAGTCCTGTTCTCGTTCTTGAACGCCGAACCCCAGCCAGGCTTCATCTCGTAAGACGTTGTCGTTGTTGTCATCAAATACTCCTTTTGGTTGATTGTCACAAAAAAGCAGGGAAACCCCTACAGCAGGAAAAAGGGGGGAAAAATTCAGAGGGACCCCCGCACCGCCAGCGGTAGGGGGGAGGGGGCAAGGTGCCTCGCGCAGCGCGGGCGACAGCCGATCGCGATACCGGGCGCGTTGACGGGCGCGTTGCAGCACGCCGGCTGCCTGGGCGGCACGCCTGCCTGCCCCCTGCCTGCCGTACACCGGCAGCACCCCCTGGCCTGTACAAAATCCATACGTTCGTTTGGTTTTCAGGACAGACCGATTTAAACGGCCTACAAGCGCTTGAGAGGTCGAGTGGCTACCCATGCCTACCCCTGCCTGCGTTCGCGCCTCCTGGCTCGATCCTGATGCCTTCCTGCGGGTGTTCATCGGTTTGTGTCCCGGTGTAGTTGCAGGATCTCGGTGGTCAGCCGGTCAGGGTTTGGTGTCAGTCCCTCGGCGCGGTAGGCTGCCAGCAGGTGCTCGAGGCTGGTCGCGATCTGCTGGTCAGTCATGCCAGCTTTTCGCAATTCTCGATTTCCCAAAACAGTCTTTAAATCTTTGAAAGAATCTTTACTAATAGACTGTCTAATACTGTGTTCTCCCGTGTTCAGGGACACTCCTGAGTGTCCACCTGGTTGCCTATGGAGGCCTTCATTGGACACTTTTGGACTGCTCTCATTGGACACTGGTGGGTGTCCTATGTAAGCGCTCTGATCCACAGGCTTGTCCACAGGTTTTGATCGCTTGGCTTTGGCCTTGGCGATCTCCTCGTGCATCTTTTGGACGGTTATGCTCTGGCCTGATTTGGGCATGGTGTACTCCTTGGTTGGTGGTTTCTTGAGCGCTTTGCTGATGAGCTGGGCGATGCGCTTTTGCCCGTCTAGATCTGGTTCTTCCATGTGAGCTGGCCTGGTTGGCTCCTGGCTACTGGTGACTGCGATAGCCGTGTCAGTGTCCACTGACGGGTCGAAGATGACCCGCAGGGTATTGGTGCTCTCGCCCCTCCAGCCCTTCTTGACCACCTCGATGTAGCCGGCTGCCCTGAGCTTGGCCAGCTGGTTGGTGATGGCCTGGCGCGTGACCTTGGCGTCCTCGGCCAGCTTCTTCTGGCTCACCCAGGTCAGTCCTGCGCGGTTGCAGTAGCTGCAGATCATGGCCAAGACCCTGAACGCGCCATCGGTCAGCTTGTCATCGGTCAGCGCCCTGATCGGCACCACGGCCACCTTGCGCTGATCTGGCGGCGGCTCCTGCTGCCGGATCTTGGGCTTCTTGGGCAGGGTGAATGCTTGCGGTTCAGCCATGGCGTTCATCTCGCTTTACCTCCCGCATGTGCTGCCTGATGCGCTGCTCGGCCCCTTGCCCGTAGAGCTTGTCCATCTTGGCCAGGCGCGCTTCCACCAGCTGCTT